ATCTCTGACTTAAGCAATGAATACGGCATCCACCGCTTTAACATTGCATTAAAATTTGCTGTTGTATCTGACATTTTAATCTCCTATCTATTTGTTGTTCTGTATTCTTTCTAACTCTTTTCTAATGTCGTCAAAACTTGCTGGCTCTTTATTCGCTACAGGACTACCACCCGTTCCATGAATGTTAGGGATTGTCCCTTTACGCTCTGGGATAGGTTGTGTCTTAGGAATAGAACTAACTAGTCTTGTGTATTTTTTAGCCGCTTCGTCAAGTGCTTCTTGAACAGAAACATCTTTACCACCTCTAGCATCATACATTACTTTACCAACAGCAACGACTTCATCAAATAGATTAATCTCCAACTTCTTCAACTGATCATTAAGGTCTTTATACTTAGTTGAGATGCCATCGTTTAGTTCTCTAGTTTGTCTATCAACTAACTCTTGGGTCTTTCTCTGTATAGATTCCTCTTGATTCTGGTGAAGCAATTGTTGTAATAAACTTTCTGTTGTCTGCTTCTGTTGTTGTAATGCTCGAACATTCTCAGCATTAATTCTATTGTCTTGTACTATCTTTCGTTGTGACTCAGGCATCTCAAGTTCAGCAGCGATCTCTAGGGCAGTAGCAAGAAAGTCCTGCTCTGATATTCCTAGTTTCTTTGCCATACCTCTAAGGTTCTTTGCTTCACGGTCAGATAACAATTCTTTATAGAAGTTGTGCGACTGTTCAATCTGCTTTTGGTTCTCAGCATACTGTTGTTCAAGCTCGTCTCTGCGTCTTGATTCCTCTGCTAGTTTCTCTTTATACGAGTCAAGTCCCCCTGCTCTAGTATGTAAGTCTCTAACAAAGTCCTCATCTTCTTTTGTTTTGATTAGACCAACAAGGCGATCATCAAACTTCATCTCTTTATCTTTAACTTTGTAAGTAAGGTTAGGTGTGTATTCGACTTTCGGTTCGACTACTTCCTCAACGGTTTCTTCTACAACAACCTCTTTATCTTCAGCTTCAATAGGTACTTCTACCTTTTCTGCTGGCGTAGATGTTTCGTCATTGTCAAGAAACTCTCCATTTACTGCTGCCATTAAATCGTCCATAGATGTGATTGCTCTCTCTCCCATAGTTAAACTCCTTGCACTTGCGGTGCTTGTTGTGGGTTATTCATTTGTACTACGTTGTTACTAATTTCAGCTTGCACTTGCGGTGACTGTGATTCTAGTTCTCGTACAAAAGTGCCCTGTTGGTTTAACTTCTGTGCTAACCAAGAAATTGCATCAGATGGTATTTTGATTCTCTCTACCTTTCCTGTAGAAGGATTCTGCCATGATGCGTTTACAGTTGTCAGGAATCCACCAGATGGAATCATACCAGCAGCAGCCTGTTGAATCTGTAACTCTTGGGCTGATTTGGTTTGCTCTAACTGTTGAATGACCTGATCATAGTTTTGTTGTACTTGCGGTGCCAACAAGATGAAATCTGCTTTAACAGTTCTACTTTGAATTGCTCTAAGTAAATAGTCTGTGTCACCATACTTAGGTACTTTAGGCATTTCGCCCCGATCAAGGGATAGTATAATGTTTACGGCAGTGTCATAGTTTATAGTTAATGGACTAAAGATTTCGTCTTTATTTCCATAAGGTAATTGTTTAACGATTGTTCCGATTTGATCTGGTGACAGGCTGCTACCAGCATACTGAAGAACTTGAGTAAGAGTTAATACCTTGCCAAATTTAGTTTCAATATCACCATTGCTTGCTACTACTTTAACGTCCATAGATTCAAGATCAACGTCTTTGAACTCTGCAATGTTCACATACTCAGTTCTACCAACTATCTTAATCAAGTGGCTTTCATCTAAGTAATACTTACATAGCTTGAGAATATCAGAGAACATCTCCTTCTCAAATTCTTCATAAGCACCAACATAGTTTACGAACTTTGCTTTCTGTTTCATTGTAGAGAATAGCAACATGAACGGGTCGCCTGTAATCTGTTTGTCTTCTAGTAGGTGGGCAACATTCGCTGCTTGATACATACCATTGACTTCATTGATTACATAATTCAAATACTGTTCACCAGTTCTACCAGCTACAACCAATGGTGCAGAGCCATCGACTGATACAACTCTAATACCAGACTCTTTTGCTGAGCCTTTTATCTTACTACCATTGAATAGAACCATCTTGTCATCACCAAGAGTAATCTGATGTTCAGCCATCTTAGATGATGCTCGGTTGATTTCTATTTGGTATGGTCTAATAACTCTCATTACTGCCGAATATCTAGGAGTATCAGTAATCATTGCATGTCCTGACTGATATACACAGAAGATACCAAGTGGTAAGTCCATTCTATATATCTCAAAGTCTTTAGTCATGATTATGAACTGACCTTTAGGATATTCAGTACAAGGTCTAACGTACATCTCTATAATATGAACTCTTGCTGTCTCTGTTTGTGCATAAGAACCAGTAGATGAATCAAATATAATAGTAGTGTCACCTGACTGTGCGTCTTTAATCTTATCAACGTTGTCTGGAGATAGAGACTTAACTAACTCTATAGCTTCCTTCTTGTCCATCAATTTATCAAAGAATACGAATCTACAATCTTCAAATGATTTAGCTTGTGGGTCACGCTTAGTATCGTATGCCATACGCATTTGTATAACCATCTCACCAGCTAGAACCTCTTTACCATTCTCATCTAATCCAGCTACTCTACCTTTGGAATAATCAAAGGCAACAGTGGCGTAAGACTCACCCACAACAACTGTGTCATGCACAACCTTAGGACGCTTCTTACTCCACTTATTAGTAGACTTAACCCATGATAAAACAGAGTTAGATAGTTGGGCATCCTTAATGTCTGACAGTTCTGTAGAGTTATTAGGCTCAACTGCGACTTCAGGATTTCTTGATAGGACTGAATTGATATACTCATCAGTAATAGATACTGTATGGTTCTTAGTAATACGAATCTTCTGGTCTTTATTAACGCTAACACCATGCTCTCTGATGTTATTCATGATCTTATCTGTAGTCTTGTTATAGTGCTCACCATTTCTTAACTTGATATTGGTACGCTGCTCAGCAAACAAAGCCTTATCACACTCGCATGATGCTTCATATAGATTTCTTAACTGTGTAATGTTATCTAGTTTAATCATGGCTTAACAATTCCTTCATTACTGCTTCATACTGCAAAGGGTCTTCTATTAGCATATTGGTCAGAATTTCCTCTGTTAAGTCTTCCGCTTCAGTAATACCAGATTCTTGAATACTATTATCATTATCATCTGTGGTCGGATTAAAGTCAAGCTCTGGTTGAGAGTAGTCTATAGAATCCCTTGACTTGGTAGACTTCTTAGCATAATCATAGCTCTCAAAGAACTCTATAGCCACATCTTCACCACGGATGTCTATAACCTTCACGCCATTTCTTCTACAATCGTTCAGTAATTTAGTATAGCTCGTTCCATTCTTCAAACTCATTGTCTTCCCCTGATGTTAATAATCTACTATTCATCTCAAAGTCTCTGGGTCTAAGCTCTCGTTCTTCATTGGCAGTAGTCTCAAATACAGACTCAACCTTGTCCTTAACATTCTTTAGTATAACTTCCCAGTCTACAGGTATAGACATAACAGCATACCTAAGCACATCAACCATGTCATCTTTTGCCCTACGTTTATTTGTATCATTATCCAGATTATCTAGCTCAGACTTTAACTTCTGCAATTCTACATCTTGATATATCTTTAACACATCATATTTGAACAGAGTGTTTAGTAAGTCTTCACCATCTTTGTGACCCTTGTTAGCTTTATAAAACTTGTCACCAGCCCTTGATGTTATAGTATCAAAGTCTTTAGCTGCCCAATCATAAGACTGCTTCTCTATAGTAAGCAAACCCCTAGACTTTTTATATGCTTCATATATATCACCAGCAGTAGTCTCGATCTTATCCATTCGCCTACCACGAAATACTCTAATCTTTGTATAGTCTTTATTAACGTGTAGAAATAGAAAAGCAGCAGGGTGATTGTTCTCTCCACCAGAACCACAATCAACAGCAGAATATACAAGATGTCCAGCTGGAACACCTCTGTACTCTCTACCATCCTTAACTGGAAATGGTATGTAATGTCTCTCAGCATCGAAAGCATAATACTTCTTGTTGTCTGTCTTAACAAACTTGCCAAAGATACGCCTATCTACTTCCTGTTTGTTCTTACAACTCTCAATCTCGTTCTGTATTCTAGCATCTGTCCATGAGCTAGGCGTACCATCATGGTAGAACTTAGAATCATATAGTGATACCTGTCTCTTGAAAGCATTAGGAAAGTTAATTGGCTCACCTAAGTCTGGCTGGATGGTTAATCTCCAGAACTCCTGACCAATAGTAGCAGTAAAAACCATAGAGAAATAACCCTGAGTTGCCATTAATCTAGCTCTTAACTCTGGATATAACGCATCAGGCAATTCTTCATCACAGCATATTAACGCACAGCTTCCTGCTTGGAGGTCTTCTACGTTCTGTGAATATGTCTTGAAATATATTGATACACCACTATTGAACCTGATGGCTTTGATAACTCTATTCTCAACTATTAACTTCCACCCATATATAGGATGATCTTTAAACTTTCCTCTAGGTAGAAACTCTGGAATCCACTTCTCATGAACCTCTTGCTTAACTGTGTCTTGATTTGGATATAGATACCATATAACAGGACGGAAATCTGCAAACACAGCAGCCCTATCAGGCCACATATTGCTCCACAACTCTATAGTAGTAGCAATCATTATAGCTTTTCTTATCTGGATAGATGATTTACCACACTGATTAGCAGCAGTAATAAACCAATACTTCATTGCTATTTCGTTATAGTAATCTTTCTGCCACTGGTACATCTTTAAACCATGCAAGTGTGGCAAACCTTCCTTAAGTTCCAGCTTCCTCTCTAATAACTTCAGCTTTTCTAACTGACTACCAATAGAATCCACTATGAACCCACATCTATATATTCAATTTCTTCTACTACTTTACCACTACCACCAGCTAACTTATCCTCAAGCATCTTCAACTTCTCATTGATAAGTGTCATATCTGTTAGGTCTTTATATGTACCTTCAACATCTTTATTACTCTCATGTATATTCACACTTCTCTGAACACTAGCACCTTTAACTCTTTCCTCTAGGTTCTTAATAACATCTAGCAACAACTTAGCTCTGAATGGGTCAATGACATCTTGAAGTTCATACTCCAACTTATCCTTTCCTCTCTCGTCTTTAGTCATGCTAACTATAACTTTCTTCTTAGTAGTAATAGACATAGTAAGTAATTCTTCATACCTACTAACTGCCATGTTAAGTAAACTTTCAGTCTTAGTCTCATACGAAACTGCTGGCATCATCAAGAAAGCAACCTTGTCTAAGCTGTTACACATAGATGCAAACTTGCCATAAGTGCAGATACCACTATAAACATTGGTCATTCTAATCTTGCTATTGGTATTGAGTGCTGTCTGTATCTCTCTCCATAGAGCAGTACGAACTCTGTCATCTAGGTCAGTAATCTTATACCTTTCTCTTAACTCTGACTCGTCCATGTGCTTCATGGCTTCTGGTACTTTAGCATAACCTTTAGTCAGAATCTCAGGGAGTATATCTGTCCTGTCTGATATGTTTCTAGTAGCGTGTTGAAAAACTTCTAATGTTGGT